CAGCGCCGCACGCAGCCGCTCGATCTCGGACAGCAGCTTGTCCCGGTCGGGGACTTTGAGCCGCAGCCGCTCGATCTCGGCCTCGCGCAAAGCAACGGTCAACTTCCACCGCTCGATCTCGGCATTCTTGCCGCTGACTATCGCCGCTAGACGTTCATTGCTTTCATGATACGCATCACGCTCTGCCGTCAGCCGCTCGATCTCGGCACGCAGTTCGCGGATTTGGTCGCTGTGGTAATGGCTGACATGTTGGGTCATGTTTCACCGGGGCCGAGATTGGAACGCATTGGCACCTGATGGTCGAAGCCGAGCACGTTGCCAGCATCGTCGCGCCGGGTGTCGTCCAATATGCAAGTGGTCTGCACCCGCGATACGTTGCTCGCGCGCAACGTCGTGCCGGCATACGAATGCGCAGCGTCAAGTGTCTCGAATGACTTCATGCGCTGGTCGAGCTTGCTTCCGACTTTGCGCCAGACGACTACGACGAACGGATACTTCGGTACCATGTTTGTTGCCCTCCAACTTCTCGATCCGGTGCTGTAGCCCGCGCAGGAACCCGAGCAACCAAGTGATCTGTTCTTGCTGCAGCTCGATCTCCCGCTTGAGCTTGCGATAGGCAAGCTGCCGCGCCGGCTCGCGCGGGTTATAGGCCTTGTGTTTGCGCGCCATGTTTTCCTCCCAAAAAAAACCCCGCCGCGTAGTGGTTGTCACCATCACGGCGGGGCCTGTCAGCTAGCGCATCGGGCAGCTAGCCAACGAGCGAACGCCGACGCCGCTGCAGCGCGAACAAACCGAAACACGCCGCAATCACGCCGGGAATGCCCGCACCCACGATGGGACCGGGCACCTGTACCGGAACAATGTAGAAGCTCTCTCCACCATCCGAGGCACCACTCCAGCTGGCCCGGAACAACAGCCGATCACCGATGTTCACGTTCGATAGATCGAACCCGGTGAGTAGATAATCCGCAAACCCATTGCCGTTGTTCAGGTCAGGCATGGCAATGGGGCCGTTGATGTCGAAGATGATCTTCTGACCGATGGGCGCATCCAGATCGATCAGCTGGAACGTCTGCAAAGTCTCGCCGCCCTTGGCAGTGTTGATGTCAATCGCGATCCCAAACGTGAGCGAGGGATCGAGGGCATTGAGCAGGAAGGTGCGGAGGAACCCGCTGGTGTACGGCGTCACGTTGATGTCGTCGCCATCACCGAACGCGCCAGTGATCGCGGACGAGAACAAGTTGAACGACGCATCGTTGCCGGTGGACACAAAGTTGTTGAAGCCAAATCCGCTCGGATTTTGCGCCTGAGTGGCGCAGATCACGCACGGGTTCGACTGCGATTGCGACACCGCACCAGCGCCCAGCTGATTGAACACCAGATTGTTGACCGCATCGGCGCTGGCTGGGGACATGAACGCCGTTCCTGCCAGCAAGACGGCGGCTAAAGCTAGTCTCTTCATAGGAACTCCTCTGAGAGGTGGTCATCCACCTCGGCCAGCCTACAGGAAACCTGAATGGCGCGTAAATCCCCATCCAAAAGAAAGAAGCTTGACCAACCGGAGCTGGACCCGGTCAACCAATTGATGCTGCAGCGGCTCGATAACGAGCGAAAACGCCGAATTTCGCTCAATCGGCTCAACGCCTACGCCCCTTACGCCAAACAGCGCGAATTTCATGCCGGCGGCGTGCTTTATCGCGAACGCGCGATGATGGCGGCCAACCAAGTCGGCAAAACGACGGCCGGCGCGGCCGAAGCGGCGATGCATTTGACCGGCAGATATCCCGATTGGTGGAAAGGACGCATTTTCAACGAGCCGGTGCGCGCATTGGCCGGATCGGAGAGCGCGGAATTGACCCGCGATGGCGTGCAACGCCTCCTGATCGGCCCGCCGCGCGATGAAGCCGCATGGGGCACCGGAATGGTGCCGAAAGAGTGCCTTGTTCACTGGACGCGACGCAGCGGTGTCTCCGATGCGCTCGACGGCGTGCTTATTCGCTGGGGGGGCGGCGGCGACGTGCAGACGCAGCACAGCTCGCTCAATTTCAAGAGCTACGATCAGGGCCGGGGCAAGTGGCAAGCCGACACGTTGCACTGGGTGTGGTTCGATGAGGAACCGCCACTCGAAATCTACAGCGAAGGGCTGACGCGCATCAGCTCGACGTCGGGCATGGTGTTCTCCACCTTCACGCCGCTGCTCGGCATGTCGGAAGTCTGCCGGCGCTTTTTGCTCGAGCCCAGCCCAGATCGCGCCGTCGTCACGATGACCATCGAAGACGCGCCGCACTATTCGGAAGACCAGCGCGCCAAGATCATCGCCGGCTATCCCGCGCACGAACGCGAAGCACGCGCCAAGGGCATCCCGGCGCTCGGCAGCGGTCGCATCTTCCCCATCGCGGAGGAGGAGATCACGATCCCGGCGCGCATCTTCCCGAAAGAGTTTGCAAGGATCAGAGGGCTCGACTTCGGATGGGATCACCCGTTCGCATGCGTCGAGCTGGTGTGGGATCGCGACGAGGATGTGATCTATGTCGTCAAATGTCACAAACAAAGACAATCAACGCCAATTATCCATGCAGCAACAATTCGCGCGTGGGGCAACGAGTGGATACCCATCGCGTGGCCGCATGACGGTCTGGTGTCGGATAAAGGCAGCGGTATGGAACTGGCGACGCAGTACCGCGCCCAACACCTCAACATGCTCCCCGAGCGAGCCACGTTCCTTGATGGTGGATCGGGAGTGGAGGCAGGATTGATGGAAATGCTCGGCCGCATGCAGACCGGCCGGCTGAAAGTCTTCGGCCATCTCAACGAGTGGTTCGAGGAGTTCCGGCTCTATCACCGCAAGGACGGCAAGGTCGTGAAGGAATACGACGACCTCATGGCTGCGACGCGCTACGCCATCATGATGCTGCGTTACAGCATCACCGAGCCGATCCGGCGCGAACGCATGCGCCCAAGCGGAAGCTGGCAGGCGGCATAGGAGGATGACATGGGTGCCAACATCTGGTTCTGGTTGATCTATGTGATTTTCGGGGTCTTCGGTCTTCTCGGCATTGGCCCTTGGTATCGGGATCGTGTTGGCCCGTGGGGGCCATTTGGTGGCTGGCTCGTTCTGTTCATTCTCATCGGTCTTCTTGGGCTTCATGTCTTCGGAAGCCCGGTTAGGTGACCGACGAGATGGACCGTCAAACCAAGCTCGCGTTCGCGACGCTTGCGGTGCTGATCACGTTCGTCGTTGCGCTCGCGTTCTACGGCAGCATCCACGGCTGGTATGAGTGATGCCGATCATCTGGCGCGTGACAGCGGTCGTGCTGTTGATGAAGACAGTCGAATATCTCTGTCAGGGCCTGTGATGCCGCAACGGAACACGCTCGCAACGCTCGGCGACACGCCGATCAACACCGAAGCGCAAGGGCCGCCGCCGGACCCCTACGGCTTCGCGCCATACCAGCTCCCGCCGGTCAACCTCGATCTGCAGTCGTACAATCGCGGCACGCCGGTCCCGAGCATGCAGGGCGGCGTCACGCTGCCGCTGATGGGGAACGAGCTGCAGCTGCGCTATGGCTACGAGCACGATCCCTACGCCCCCGCGCGCCAGCATAACTTCGGAGCCACGCTGATGAGGCGCTTCTGATGGACCCCAGATACACGACGCTCGCGAGCCTCGGTCAGCGTTATCAGAACTATCCGGCAGCGACGTTCGATCAACGCTTCGGTCCCTTCAATACCGGGCCGCGGAGCGATCAGGACATCTTGCGCATGTTCATCGAGCAGGAGCAGATGCAGCGTCGCGATCCCAACGTCATCCGGCCGGGGACGCCGTCTTGGCCCTTCGGCTACACGCAGACATAAGCCATGCCGACACTGCTAGAGCTTGGCGCGAAAGCAGTGGGCACCGCGCTCAAGGATATAGGCAAAGGCATTCGCGCTTATCACTCCTCGCCGCACGACTTCGATAAGTTCGACCTGTCGAAGATCGGGACCGGCGAAGGTCATCAGTCATACGGACGCGGTCTGTACTTCTCCGACAATCCTGCGGTGAGCGGCCAAGGCGGGGCCTACTGGCATCAATTCAAAGAGCATTTTCTCGGACCGGAAAGCGAAGCTGCCGATTATCTGGCGCGGGCACAGTTCAATCGGCAACATGCGCTGCAGCGAGTGCTGGAAGATCAGGCGCGCATCCGCGCATCGCAGGCGACGACCTACAGCCCCAATTTACCGGAGAGCAATTGGTGGCATCCGAGCAATGCCGACAAGCTGCAAGCGGTGGCTGACTTGCTCAAGACCGACAAGCCGGTGGGGCCGCGCACCTACGAAGTGAACATCAACGCCAAGCCCGAGCAACTCTTGGATTGGAATAAACCACTGCAAGCACAGCCGGAGGGCATCCAGAGATTGGTGCAAGATAACCCGCGTCTGGGCGGCAATGACATGGTGCGCGGTCAACTTGTCTCGCCGAGCGGTGAAAACATCTACCGCCGACTACAGGCCGGAAAAGGGGATGCTGCACCAAAGGTACTGGATGCATATGGCGTTCCGGGGCTTAAGTATCTCGATCAAGGATCACGCAAGCCAACCTTCGATCCCGCGTTAGACATTTATGGCGCATCAACGAGGGACGGCGTCTACATCACCAACGCCAAGGGCGGCGGATATTTTCCCTCCCACGATGATGCGGTGAAGGAATTGGAAAAGCGGTTTCCACAAAGCAGCAACTACGCCATCTGGCGCGACGATCTGGTCGACATCCTGAAAAAGTACGGCATCGGAGCTGCGGTGCCCGCCGCCGGAACGCTGAGAGGCAATGATGCCGACGCTCGCTGACATGGGCCTCGATGAGAGCGGGAACATCCTCGGAAAAAGCTTCAACACGCTCCCGAACCTCGGCAACGCGCCGGTCACGCGCGGTCGCATGACTTGGTTCAATCCATACCCCTACAGCTACACCGATCCCGCCACCGGCAGGAACTGGACCGATACGGGTGCGAGGAAGCTCCGCGAAGGCCCCCACGCCAGCGGTCTGCCGATCACGACGCCGGGGATCGCGCTCTCTGACAGGAAGGGCCTCGGCGGATGGCATGAGGTCACGCTGCCGGATGGGCGCAAGTACATCACCCAGCAGACCGACATCGGTCCCCCCGGCGTCGTCGACCTCAACGGCGCGCTCGCCTCGCAGGCTTATCCCGGCGGCCAGAACACGATGAAAGGTCGCGACATCACGACCCGCTACATCGGCCAGACCCTGCCGGAAGGCGTCCAGCCCGGGCCGGCGGCAGGGGGTGGCTGGAACACCAGCGTCAGTGCCGATCCCGGCGCTCCCGGCGGTGCCGGCTACGTCAACCCGGCAATCGTAGGCCAAGGTGCCGCCACCAATCCCGCCGATCTGACACGGCAGGACAACAAGAGCTTGGCGAGCACGCTGGGCGACTTCTTCTCCGAGCTCCAGCTCAAGGCCGCCAAGCCGCCAGCGCCGGCTCCCACCGGCTTCGCTGCCGGCCAGCCCTATCGATTTGCACCTGTAGGACAGCGACGTGCCTAACACCCTGCTCACCCTCGGCCAGAAGCTGATCGGCGGCGGCGCAAAGGGGCTCTCGACCGTGGGCGAGGAAGCGGCGCGGCTGCGCATGCTGCGCGCTGCCGGCGGCCAAGCGCCTATCGTCGGACTGCCGCAGGCCCCGCTGCAAGTGGGCGGCGCACCGTTCATCCCCGGCCCGAGCAGCTCGCTGCGCGACGCCGCCGAGGCCTACATGCGCGGCACCGGGCGCGAATACGTCCCGGTGCAGAACTACGTTCCGGTCGACGTGCCGCGCGCGACCAAGATCGCGCAGGAGTTCGACGTCATGAAACACACCCCCACCGATCCGGCGGTGATGCGTTCCTACGAGGCAATGGCGAAGGAAACCCGCGACCAGTACGAGCAGCTCAAGAAGCTTGGCATTAAATTTGAGCCGTTCCCGCCGCCGAAAGAAGGTGTGCCCGATCCCTACGCCGCGACGCCGCGTCTGGCGCAGAAGGACTTCCTCGAAAACAAGCACATGTACTACTACCCATCGGAACAGGGCTTCGGCAGCGAGGCGAGCGGCCAAGCCGCCATCGATCTCGCCCAGCAACCATTGCTCAAAGGCAGCGGCGTCAAGATCGGCGGCAAGGAAGTGCCGTTCAACGATCTGTTCCGCATCGTTCACGACGCCTTCGGGCATATCAAGGAAGGCGTCGGCTTCCGCGCAGCCGGCGAGGAGAACGCATGGCGCTCGCATGCGCGCATGTATTCGCCGCAGGCGCTGCCGGCGATGACGGCGGAAACGCGCGGCCAGAACAGCTGGGTCAACTACGGGCCGTTCGCCGCGCAGAACAAGGGCGCGAGCGGGCTCGACACGATCTACGCGCCGCAGAAGCTCGGCATGCTGCCCGATTGGGTGGTGAACTCCGGTCGCATGACGCCGCTCGGCATTGCCGGCGGTGCTGTCACGCTCAACAATCTCGGAGAGCCTGATGGCCAGCGATGACGTCACCATCGACAATCTCGGCGGTCGTCTGCCCGATTGGATGCTGAGTACGATCTACCCGCCGCAGCAACCCGGGCTTTCGGCGCAGCAACCTGATTTTCCCGATCCAACTGAAGCACGGCTGGCAACGCTCGGCGACGCATTCGGTCGCGCCGCCTACACGACCAAACGAGGCGTGCGACCGGATGGCGGCAAGGATGAAGGACCGGCGACCGCGCTGGTCGAGCAGATGTTTGGCCTGCCGAAGACGCCGCTGGAAGCCGGCACGCGCGTTGCGTTTGGTCCCTTCGGAAAGGCCGGCGCGAAGCTCGGCGCACTTGTGCTGGGTGGTCTGCTTCAAAGCAGCCAAGCCGAAGCCGGCCCCAAGCTGCCCAAGCTGCCGCCGAAGACGCTCAACACTCTCGGTCGCGATGCTGAGACTGCCGGCATCGGGCACAACCAAGGCCCGCCGCTTGTGGATTGGCGCGAGGCTCCCAATCCGAACGCCCAGTTCCCGCAATACACGACGCAATATCCGGCGGCCGGCCCGCCGGTCCCGACGTTGAAGGAAAAGCCGAGCTTCCCCGGCGAGACTTACGATGCGAAGGAGCTGACGCCCGAGGCCAAGACATTCGAGAAAGCTCGCCAGAAAATAATGGCCAACATGAACAAGAAGGGCTTTGAGCCGTACTTCGATCCCACCAAGCGCGAACTGGTCGATCAGAGCCAATATCCCGCGCGCGCCGTCGACACCTCGCAGCTCGCGCCGGCACGGCAAGAGGCGGCGCAGAAATACTGGGATGTGACCGGCGGCTCGCCGGAAACACGCGCGCGCCTGCAGGGGGCGATTTCGCGCGGCGAAAACCTCGGCGACAGCGGCAACTGGTACTTCATGGCGCAGCTGGAGCAAGAGTACATCAAGGAGCTTGGTCCGCAGAAAGGACGCGAAGCATTCTTGGATGAGTTCGCCAGACCGATGGCGGCAACGACATCGGGGCAGCGCCCGGGACCAAACCTGATGACGGCGCACTATCTCGAATATCTGCGCAAGAACAATCTGCCGATCCCCGAGCATTCGCATCAGCTGCCGACGCCTATCGGCGGTCGCTACGCCGGCACCAATGTCGAAGACTACAATGCAATGCGCGCACGGCAGGCCAGAGGCGAAGCACCATTCGGTGAGGATCAACCGAAGATGCTCGACTTTGAACGCTCGATGATCGGCGATCTCAGCCGCCCGGTGATCGATGAGCAGATGGCCGAAGGCATGATGAAAGGCACACCGAAGAACGTCATCGAGGGCGCGCGCAAGACCGCATACGGAATGGCGCAGTACCCGGTGATGCAGGAGGCAGCTGCGCGCGGCGTGCTGCCGGGTCAAATTCAGGACATCGCTTGGGCCGGCTTCAAGGGCGAAGAGGGCAAGCCGATGATCCAGATCGTCAACGAAGCAATCGAGCGCACCCACCGGCTGACCGGCATGGCGCGCTCGGAGATCGTGCGACGTGCGCTGGTGCGCAAGGAAATCCCGCTCTATGTCGCCACTGCGCTGATCGGCGGCAAAGCGGCGCTGCAGGGCGGTCCCGAACAGCCTACGGGCGAGTAGCGTCCCAGCAGTCGTCCAGCCCTTCCCAGATCGGGCCGGCCAGCTCGTACTTGTAGCGCAGACCGTTCAGCACACGGTCGATGAACTCGACCTCGGCATCGCTGGTCGAGACATCCCACTTGCGCTTGACCAGCGCAGCGATGATCGCGGTGAGTTGTTTCTCGGTCATGGCACAAATCTACCATACAGCAAACCTGAACCGCAAGGAGGCCAAGATGGCTGTCGAAGCCAAAAGACGTTCCTCGCCACCGCAGCCGCTGCCGCAGGATGAGGCCTTTCCCCCGGGCCGCGATCCCGGCGAGCACGCCCATCCGCCCGAGGATAATGACTTCTGGGAAAACATCGTTTTCGAGAACAACGCCTACAAGATGGAGCACTATCGCGCAGCGGCGCAGTACCTCGCCAACGAGATCGGGTTCTCGGTGTTGCTGCACTACTATGTGCTGCCATCGTTCCACAACACCGGCAGCACGATGATGGCGGCGTTCATCCCCGCTGACGAAGGGCGAGCCGAACAAACCCCACCCGCAGTACACGCCAGCAAGTGGTGATAGATGGCCTACCGCAAGCGCAGGAAGCGGGCGCGCAACAACGCACCCGCTGAAGATGCCGTCGCCGCGACAACGACTGACGACGAGCCGGAAATCGATGATCGCGTGCCCGCCGGCCAGAGCGATCTGCCGCCGGAAGGTGCCGACGCCGAAGACCTAGAAGCCGTCCACGACGAAGCGGTCGAGCGTTACGAGCAAGCGTGGGAAAAGGAACGGCAGAACCAGCGCGACGCCTACGATGATCTCAAGTTCCTGTCCGAGGAAGATGCGCAGTGGGATGGCAGGGCGCTGCAGGAACGCAGGGATGCCAACCGCCCAATACTCACCGTCAACAAAGTCCCGCAGTTCGTGCGGCAAGTCACGGGTGATATCCGCCAGCTGCGCCCGAGCATCCACGTCGTGCCAATTGATGAGAGAGCCGACGATATGGTGTCGACCGATGTGCTGCCAGAGATGGTCAGGTACATCGAGCGGCGTTCCGATGCGAAGGCGAGCTACTTCTCTGCCGCCGATCAGATGGTCGCCGCCGGCATGGGCCACTGTCGCGTGTTCACCGAATACGCAGCTGCAACTACCGCCAATCAGGAAATTGGTATCACGCTGATACAAGACGGCATTGCGGTCGTGTGGGACTGCGACGCGATCCATCCAACGCGCAAAGATGCAAACTATTGCTTTGTTCCCATCGATCTCAATCGCAAGGCAGCGGAGAAGAGATGGAAGGGCAAGTCGTTCGACGCGCCACTGACGCAGTCGCAGAACTCCGAAGCATGGCAGGGCTGGTACACCGACGACCATGTTCGCGTCACCGAATACTGGCGCAAGGTGCCGCTGCAGCGCGAACTGGCGGTCTATCCCAACGGCCAGATTGTTGATCTCACCGACGACGATTACGATCCCGAGGCCGATGAGGACATCGGCTATGACGGCGACGTCCCCTACGACCAGACCGCCGATTACGGTCCCGAGCAGGATGAGAAGCCGGCAAAGGAAGAGGCCGACTACCGCCCCGGCGAAGGCGAGCGCCGCTGCGGCGGCTGCACCATGTTCCAAGCGCCGAGCCATTGCACCGCAATCCAAGACCCGGTGCGCGCCGACATGCTGTGCGATTATTTCGAGCCGCTCGATCTCCTCGGCAACCTCGGCGACAACGTCATCCCGTTCCCGGTGCGTCCGCAGCTTGAACCCGGCATGGGTCCGAAACGAGCTGACGCCATAGCCGGCGGCGCGCGCATCGAGAAGCGCGACAGCTACTGCGTCCAGCGGTTCGTCATATCGGCGAGCGAAGTTCTCGACGGGCCTGACGAATGGCCCGGGATGCACATCCCCATCATTCCGTTCGTGGGAGAAGAGATCAAGATCGGCCGTCAGGTCGTGCGTCGCGGCGTCGTGCGCAATCTCAAGGACGTGCAGAGGCTGTTCAACTACGCGATCTCCGCTGATGCGGAAGCGGTCGCGCTGCAGCCCAAAGCGCCGTTCAAAGGAACTCGCGTCAACTTTGAAAAGTATCTCGATCAGTGGGAAACGGCGAACACCAAAAATTGGCCGTTCCTCGAATACGATCCCGATCCGCTCAACGGCGGTCGACCGCCAGAGCGCGAACCGCCGCCGGTCGCCAGCCAAGGCATCAAGGAGCTATTGAGCGTCGCCACGACCGAGATGTCGGCAGTCACCGGCATCTATCCCAGTTCGCTCGGCGCACCCGCGCAGGAAACATCGGGCAAGGCAATCGTTGCTCGCCAACGCGAGGGTGACACCGGCACGTTCGTTTATGTGGAAAGTTTTGGTCGCGCCATCGAGCGTATCGGCCAGATCATCGTGGACCTGATCCCACACATTTACGACAACGAACGCTCGCTGCGCGTGATCGGCGACGACGGCAAGATGAGCAAGATCGACATCAACAAGGCGATCATCGATCCCAACGGTGACGGCATCGCCACCGTGCTGATGAACGACCTCACCGCCGGCAGCTATCAGGTGTCGGTCGAGATGGGACCGAGCTACAGCACGAAGAGAGAAGAGGCGCGCGAGGGCATCCAGACACTGATGCAGGCGCTCGGCCCACAGTCCGCACCGCTGTTGGCGGATTTGTTCGTGCAGGGGCAGGATTTTCCGCTCGCTGATCGCATCGCCAAGCGCATGCGGCTATTGCTGCCGCCCAATGTGCAGAAGCTGGAAGCAGCGCAGTCGGGCGAGCCGCCGCCTCCGCAACCCCCGCCGCCCCCGCCGCCGCCCGAGGTGCTGATCAAGCAGGCGGAAATCCAACAGGCGCAACAGGAGCTGCAGGGCAAGGCCGAGATTGCGCAGATGTCGCTCGCGGTCGAGCGGGTCAAGATGCAGACGGCGATGCTCATGGCCCAAGCCGATCTGCAGAAGGCGCAGCTCGCCAATCAGGGCATTGAGGCCGATCACGCCGCCACGATGCGCGAAACCGAAATGCAGCACGCTGCAAAGATAACTCAAACCGAAACGCAGCATGCCGCAAGGATGGAGCAAACCGAAGTCACCGCCGCCGCCAAGCTGCGGCAAACAGAAGTAGCGCACGCCGCCAAGATGGAGCAGCTGCGCGCCAAGCCAGCGCCGGGGAACGCGGGTGGCTGACAGCGTCGAGGCCTATCTCCGTTCGTTGGAGGAGGAATACGAACGACCGCCAGCGGTTCGCAATCTGATGCCGAGGCCGAGCGGCGGCCTGACGGTGTCGGTCGCCCGAGCGGCCGGTCAGGCTGGTCTGGTCAATGCTGGGCCGATCAACTTCACGGTCACGTTCTCCAAGCCGGTGACCGGCTTCGCCAACAACGACATCAGCTTCACCGGCAGTACTGTGGGTGGCACGCTGGCAGCGGCAGTGACCGGCGGCCCGAGCGTCTACAACGTTGCCGTCACCGGCATGACCGGCAGCGGTCTGGTGGCGGTGAACGTCCCGGCAGGAGCCGCGACCGACGCCGCCGGCACGCTCTCGCCCGGGGCGGTCGCAGCCTTCGTGATGTTCGATACCACTGCGCCCAGCGTCACAATCAACAAGGCGGCGACGCAGGACGACCCGTCGAACATGATGCGGGTTTTCTTCACTGTGGTGTTCAGTGAAACGGTCCTTGGTTTCACGGCAAGCGATGTCAATCTGGCCGCCAGCACTGTCACCGGAACACTGACGCCAACTGTCTTCGGTAGCGGTCCCACCTACACCGTCCAAGTGATGGGCATGGCCGGCGCGGGTGACATCGTCGCCAGCATCCCCGCCGCTGTCGTCACCGACATGGCCGGCAACGCCAACACGCCGTCGACCAGCACTGACAACGTCGTGGCTTGGGTGCCGGACTTCGTCGTGCCGGCGGTGACGATCAACAAGGCGGCAGGGCAAGCCGATCCCACCAACGTCGGCCCGATCCTATTCGACGTCGTGTTCAGCGAGATCGTCACCGGCTTCCTCGCCAACGAGGTTAGCTTCGCCGGCTCGACCACTGGCGGCGGCGGGCTTCTCGCGACGATGACCGGCAGCGGCGCGACCTACAGCATCTCCGTCACCGGCATGACGACACCCGGCAACGTCGTCGTCAGTGTTCCTGCCGGCGTCGCGATGGACATGCAGGGCAACCTCAACACCGCGTCGACCAGCACTGACAACACCGTCGCATATGACGCCGGCACGCCGGGAGTGTTCAGCCTGTTGCTGGAGGGAGCCGGCGGCGACTTTCTGCTGCTCGAAAGCGGCATCGACAGATTGGCATTGGAGTGAGCAATGGCTGACACAAGACTATCCTTGCTGCCGCAAGGCCTGATGCCAGCTCTCGCCTACGGCGTGGACAGCACGGGCGCGAGTAAAAAGTTTCACCAATTTCCTGCGCTCAACGTGCAGGACTTCGGTGCGGTTCCTGATGCGGTGGATAGCGGTCCTGCTATTCAAGCCTGTCTCGACGCAGCGTTTGGTCCCGCTTCAAATCCGAACGGAAACAACAACAGGTTCAAGAACCGTCCCGTCTACTTTCCCAACGGCGTCTACAACACCAAACAGGTTCTGCAAGTGACCGGCGTGACCGGCGGGCGCATCTTCGGCGACGGTCAGTATTCCACCTATCTGACCTACACCGGCGATCCCGCTGCGGGAAACACCATCCCGCAGGGACAGCTCAATGCGGGCGATGCCGCGCTGCTCCACGCCATCACGCCGCTCTTCATCACCAATGGCTTCAAGTATTCGAGCATCGTGGACATGTCGTTCGCGATGGCGGATCAACCCAACTGCGTCGGCGTTTACATATTCTGGAACGGTGCTGCGGATGCGGGACCGACTAACAACTTCTACATGAACTGCGGTGCGAGCGGTCAGACCGGATGGCTCATCGGCTATCTCTCTCCCGGCCTTTGCTCCGAGCAGACATTCATCGCCTGCGTCGGCGGCGGCAGCTTCGCTGCGTTCCGCAACATCAGTCAGAACGCGCTGAACAACATCTTCATGGGCTGCGGTGCGGCGAGTAGCGGGCGCGGTTTTTCCTGCCCCACTGGCTCGGTTCACATCCACGCCGGTTCGCTCGCCGGGAACACGGTCGATATCGAGAGCGGTCAGGATGCGATGCTGATCACAGCAACGCGAACTGAGAGCGCCAACTTTATGACCTCGGTGTCCGGCAGCTCGCCCACGATCATTCAGGGCTGTGAGCAATCGACCGGCGCGAGCTTGCCGGGACATTTCGCGGACGGCTCGATCAATCAGCTCATCATCGAGGGCTGCGCATTTCCCACTGGCGGGGGCGCGACCTCTGGCATGATCCTCGGCAGCGGCCCACTGTGGCTCAAGGGCAATGAAGTCAGGAACCCGAACTTCCTGAACAGCTACAGCGGACAGGTCGTGGAGTGGGCCGAGGCTCCCAACACCGTCGCGAATTTGCCGGTTGCGAACGCGCGCTTCCGAGGTCTGCGCCGCGTCGTGACTGACGGTGCGGCTGCGACCTTCGGCGCGACGGTGGCACCGGGCGGTTCACTAATTCTACCCGTGTGGTGCGACGGCCTAGCTTGGAAGGTCGGATGACAAGTTTCGAGCGAGCCAGCCGATAACCGGCCAGCAGCTTCGATGAGTGAACCGCCCTCCGGGGCGGTTTTTTTATGAGGAACGACGATGGTAGACGACGACGATCCCAATTCCGCGCCAGCCGGAAACGCGCCAGCAGGAAACGAGAAAGCCGAAGCGCCTCCTGTCGAGCCGCCGCAGGACGATCAGTCCGATGGCGAGCAAGCAGAGACAAAGGCCGAACCCGAAGAGGACATAGACATCGGTGCGGCTGATGATGAGCCGGACGACGAAGATGAAGGCGATGACGACGAGGGTGCTGATGCACCCAAAGGCGGCAAGCGTCTTCAGCGTTACCGAGAACAGACGGCCCGATTGAAAGCCGAGAACGAGGCACTCCGCAGCCGTGATAGCGGCGGCGTTCCAAGTGATCAGGCCCAGCTGCAGCGCGCGCTCGAATATGCGGTGCTGCAGAAGATCGGCGATCCGCCGCGTCAGCAAGACTTCGGTGACGACTACGTCGCATTCGCCAACGCCAAGCTCGCATACGAAATCGATGCACGTCAGGTTTCGCGTGAGGTCCGCAGGGAGTTCTCCACGACGATCAAGCAAGAGCAGGATCGCGTGGCGGGTCAGGTTGCGGAACACAAGGAACGGGTGCAGCGACTTCGTAGTCGCGTGAAGGATTTCGATGAGGTGATGTCGAGAGCGACATTGCCTGTCGCGCCTCACGTCGAGCGCCTGCTACTGGCGTCGAAGAAATCCGACAAGCTGACTTATGTGCTTGGAAGAAATCAGGCGAAGCTCGCACAGCTCAACCGCAGTTCCCCGGAAGAAGCCGCCCGAGAGATCGGGCGTCTGGAAGGCCGGCTGTCTCTGCCGTCAGCAACCAAAACGAAGACACAGGCTCGCAAGCCAATCACACCGTTGAAAGGCAGCGGCGCAGCGCCGCCGTCCGAGACTGCGGCCGTCAACGCCTACATCAAAAAGACGTATGGCGACCGCGCGTGATCCGGCCCGAGCCGCAGCCAATAGGAGCTACGGCAAATGGCTAACACGGTCCTAAATCCAAGTATCATCGCCAAGACCTCAGTACGCATTCTCGAAAACGAACTCGTGATGGGCTCGAAAGTCTATCGCGGGTACGAGGATGAGTTCGACAAAAAGATCAACGGCTATGACGTTGGCGACACCATCAGCATCCGCAAGCCTCAACAGTTTACGGTGCGAACTGGTGCCACGGCGTCGAACCCGGTGCAGGACGTCACCGAGGGCAAGCTCTCCCTCTCGGTCAACAAGCAGATCGGTGTGGACTTTGCGTTCACCTCCACCGAGCTGACGTTGAAGATCGACCAGCTTGCTGATCGCGTGATCAAGCCGGCGCTTATCCGGCTCGCCAATCAGATCGACGTGGATCTGATGAACCTCTACGCGGCGATCCCGAACTGGCTGGGCATCACCGGAACCGACACCGACGCCGTGATCGACAGCTTCGCGAAGTTCGCGCGTGGAGCTGAACGGCTTGACCAGATGGCCTGCCCGCAAGACATGCGTTCGGCAGTGCTCGCGCCCGACAGCTACTGGGCGCTGGCTGGTGGTTCGCTTGGGCAGTTCCTCCCCCAAGTGAACCAACAGTCCTACCGCAGTGGTGAGATTGGCAAGATCGGCGGCATCGATACTTACATGTCGCAGAACGTGCCGACGCTGGTCAACGGAGCCTACGTTGACACGGTCCCGACTGTGGCCGCAGCCGGCGGCACTGGTGTTCTCAGCACGACCTATCTGGCCGTGAAGGACACCGAGGCCACTCCCGGCACGATGGACATCAACCTTGCCGGCGTGGCTCCCGCCACTGCAGTGATCAAGGCCGGAACGGTGTTCACGCTCGGCACGGTTGGTACTGCCGTGCATGCGGTCAACCCGGTCACCAAGGCGACGCTGCCGTTCCAGCAGCAGTTCACCGTCGTGCAGGACAGCCAGCCGGCGGTTGGCGGTGCGGTCACGGTGAAGATCACGCCGCCTATCATCCCGGCGGCGACTGCGGCTGCGGCCGATCTGGCGTGGGTCACGGTCGACATTGCCCCGGCGGCCGGCACTACCGTGCAGTTCGCCGGCAATGCCAGCCTGACCTATCGGCAGAACCTCATGTTCCACCGCGACGCTTTCGCGCTGGTCGTCGTGCCGATGGTGAAGCCCCCGGGTGCGGTCGATGTTGCCCGTGAAACATACAAGGGCACCAGCGTTCGCGTGATCCCGTACTACGACGGCAAGAGTGATACGAGTGCCTATCGCCTCGATGTTCTCTACGGGCTCAAGGTGATCGACAACCGGCTCGCCGTTCGCCTCGGTGGCGGTGCCACCGGCTCGCTCGGTAACCCGTCCCTGTAACCCGACTACGGCCCGCTTCATCCGAGGCGGGCCGACTTCATTTCAAGGGAGTTCTATCGATGGCAAAGAAAGCCAAGGACACGCCCAAAAAGCGCACCAGTGCAGGAGCTGCACCGAAGGCGGAAGAGGGCAAGGTGCTCGGCACCGTATCGATCCCCGTGCAGGCCCACATCTTCACGGGCGACAACGTGACCAAGTTCAACGAGCTTGTGATCGAGCTTGGCTGTCTCGGTCTGGCCGGCGAGCCGGATGCAATCATCGAGACGTCGGGCAACTCGCGCATGCTCGATCCGAAGCGTCCACCGACGACTTCGGGAGAGGGCTTGCACGTCTTCTTCGATCCGCCTCTGACCGGCGGCAGCTACGGCTTCCACTTCCTCCTCACCTACAACGAAGCCGTCGAGGCGCGCACGGCTGCGCCGGAAGACAAAACGGCCCACGACGACGAGGCCGCATAATCATGGCCCAGACACGCCGTCAGCTGATCGACAAGGTGCTCGATAAACTCGGCGTGTTGGTGCCGGGGCAATCTCCCGGCGACGAAGCGGTGAGCAGGGTCGACGGCTATGTCGATCCCTGCTTCGCCACCCTCGCTGCGCTCGGCATCGTCTATGTGGCCGATGCCGGCGTCGACAATCCGCCGAGCGGCGGTGCGATTGAAGACCCGCTCGTCAATCCGCTCTCCGACTACATCGCTTGGGCGTGCGCTGGTGCGTTCAATCTGGGCGACAGCCCGCAGCTCAAAATCCTGTCCGATCAGGCCGAGAGCACGATGCGGATCATCGGCCGGCCGGCTTCGACCCGGCAGACGCTGCGCACCGATGCGCAGCTGCGCGGTGGCACGCACCGGGCGCTGGTTGGCAACTTCACGCGGGGAACCTGATGCCGCTCGGAACAATACAGGTGCCGTTCCCCGACACCACGATGCCGGGAACGCCGGGACACTTTCAGGAGAGTGGCGGGCGCGTCATCAATTCGTACATCGAGCCGCTCGGTCAAGCTGCGCCGTCGACTGTGATCTACCGGCGAGCACCGGGATTGAGAAACTTCGGCACCACTGTTCGCACCGGCTTTCGCGGCGGCATCCAAGTTCTGGCGACGCTCTACACGGCTTGGAACAATCGTCTGGTGACGTTTGCCGAACCGGGTGGTGCGGCAACTGATGTTGGCGCTTTCCCCGGAACGCTGAAGGGTTTCTTCGCGCGCAACAACAGAAGCTCAACACCGGGGCCGCCGGCTTGGATTACTGCGACGGCTTACTCGGCCGGCAACATGGTGAGCAACGGTGGCTCGCAGTATCTGTGCACAGTCAATCATACCAGCGGTGCAACATTCGCGACCGATCTGGCGGCGGGCAAGTGGGTGCTGCAAGGCATCGGGCCGGACATCGTGTTCGTTGATCCTGACGGCAACATGATCGGCATCAACGGCACTGCCATCAACACTACGCTCACTCGTCCTAGCGATATGGCTGCGCCCAACTCTGTCTGCGCGATGGACGGGTTCTTCGTCTACACGATCAGCGACGGCAAGGTGTGGGCGAGCGACAGCAATTCCAATTTCATTCCGGCGCTGTCGTTTG